AATGTTAAAATGTTCACATTTCATAAAAGCCTTTTTATTGTTATCTTATTTCTTGTTGTATCTGATGCTATACCGATACCACAGAATAAACCAATGAATCCAGTACAACTTGGACTAGTTATTCGATACTTGGCGAATGTTATTACGATATTCAACCAATTCATTTAGGGTATGGGAAGAGGGAGGTCCGGAGGGAGAAGGGAAAGGGAGCACACATCTTAAAAACCAAAAAATAAACAAAAAATACACACACACACACATAGAGCCCGATAGGGCGTTAAAATAATTAGGAGGTTATGATAGTGCGTAGAAGAGCTTAGACCGCAAGACCGACCGACAAACAAAAGTGAGACGCCGCTAGTATTACTTACTAGAGCGGCGTCCCACGTCCCACTCGACGTCCCACTATAAATAGACGTCAACCCATAGTTTCATTCTTTCTTCTTAAACGCTACAAAATTAATGAGGAGAAGTCGTTCACCCAGAACCCCAGTTGTGAAACGGGGACGAACACGCACGAGATCGCTACCACCGACCCCTCGTTCAATGGCTCGCAGACGCACAGCATCGTCATCGCGGAGTGCGATGAGCATATCAGGTCGAAGTGTGGCTTCACGTCTTGGATTATCCGCATTGCGCGGAATATCAACAAACCCTTATGTGCGTGGTGCATTGGCGGTGGCGCCTTATGCACGGCGGGGATACAGATTGTTGCGACGATATGTAGCCAGTCGAACTGCCAAGCCAAAACGTAGTGGAGCATCTACTAGCAAGAGTGCAGGTTATTTTTCAGATTTTAAGGGAGATAAAAATCCCAAGATGGCGGATTATATGTTCAAAGGCGCCTGTATGTCTTTCGAACAAGGAGATGTTGTAAGTTCAACACGCCAAGCCATTTATTTAGCACATTCAACCTGCCCTCGTCGTACAACTCTTAAAGTTGTCATTGCTGGATTACTCAAGTATTTGTTCCGCAAAGCAGGAATTAAGATTAAGAACTGGGTAGAACCAGTTTTGGAAGGAGCGAACATCCCCGCACGTATTGAAATTAAATACAAGCAATATGATGGAGAAGTAGTTACTACTGCACCATTTTTAGTTCCAGTTACAAAAACGTTTGACGCATTGGTGAACGATGTTGCTGTATGGGTCAATGCATTTACTCCTGGTACTTATCCAACGATGATGTTGTCTATGCAATATTATCATGATGTTGGAACTATTGGATCATCCAGATTAGTTGCATATGATATTGATTTGACTGCAGTTGATGTACATTTGTTTTCAAAATCTGCATTGAAAATTCAGAATCGTACCATTAATAGTGCTGATAATGATCAAGCTGACGATGTTGACAATGTTCCATTGTATGGTCGTCATTTTACAGTCCGTGGTAATGGCACTGTGTTTAGGGATTTTAATACCCCAGCTGCAGCTGGCACACCACAATTACGTACAGATACTATTTACGGAGTATTGAATTATTCTGTATTAGCTAGTGAAACTGGCACTACTTTGTATAACGAAGTAGCACTTAAAAACCAACTGCTAGGAGTTACTGCACATGGACCAGCACATTTGGATCCAGGTGAAGTGAAAACTTCTAAGTTAACATTTACGAAAACTATCAATTTGAACAAGTTTTTATCATTGTATTATGCACGATTTCCACCAACCACAGCAGTGACATTGGATCCACAATCATTTAATTTTGGCATTTCTAAGATCTTTGGATTTGAAAAGATGATTAATGCAGTTACAGTTACTGCAACAAATGCACCAAAGATTGCATACGAACACCAATTAGATATTGGAAGTTATGTAACGGTTTATCAAAACCATCAAACAGCATTGTTAACCCAAAACAATACTGGACCACTTGCTATGCAATAATTTAGGTAATTAGGGTACTTAGGTATTTATTAGTACATTCTCATAGGTAGGTGAATTATTTGGAATCTTCTTGTTATAGCGCCACAGAGTGCTTCGTCTTCGTTAAAAATTTCGTCAATACGATAATTACTAGTCACAATAAACTTCTTAGGACGAATATTAATTGCATAACCCTTTGTTTCAGCCACGAAGCTATACTTGTCAGTCCAAATCTTTAGGTGGTGACCAAGTTGTTTTGAATCGAAATCATCCAATATAACATTTTCTTCGTTTTGATAACCACACCACCACTTGTTTTGCATTTTCATATAGGCATTAGGATATTGTTGCCTGGCATAATGAGATTTGCCAACACCAGGTGGTCCATAGATCCAAACACCACAGCAGTCTTGAAGGTCTTCAGGCGGCTTCATATTGTCTTTGGCAATGTCTTTCAACGTCCGATAATATTTGATGTATACATCAGCTGGGCATTCGTCCAATTTGCCCTGCTTGGCGAGGTTTCTGGCTGAATCCCAATCCGTCTTGCTATTTCTCTGGAAGGGCTTTGATCCCAGCTCGAATCGCGTTCCTGGAATAGACGTATCGTCCTTAAAGACATATTCATTTGCCGCCGAGCTTCTTGAGGGTTCTGCATGACAGGACTGTCCAAAAAGGGATTTGACTGCTGCCAGTCGGACTGCACGTTTGAAGGCTGCCACGAGTTGCCAGTGATGATAGTTTGTGTTCTCACCGATCTCCTGCTGACCTCTAAGGTAGGAGAGTTGATTCGGGAGTTCTGCTGGTGGCTGATAGGCATCTTTAGGTATTGTTAGTATCCAGTATCTTGCTTGAGACATGCAAAAAAGTGCACTCACACCTCCTCTTTATATACTTTTCTGCTGCGCCACAGCCAAGCCTTTAGGCGACCGACCGACACGTAAAGTATAATCACGCGTAAGTATAATCACGCGTCACGCGTCACGCGTCACGTGTTATTTGACATAATTTGACAGGTCATAATTTTAATGTTAAAATGTTCACATTTCATAAAAGCCTTTTTATTGTTATCTTATTTCTTGTTGTATCTGATGCTATACCGATACCACAGAATAAACCAATGAATCCAGTACAACTTGGACTAGTTA